CAAAATGCCACGCAGTGACATTCACAATTGAGTTACCAAGCGTTGTATCAGGCCCACCAGTATCACGCTGCGCACGCCGTGTACGGTCAATGCGAAGACGTCCACCAGTGTGCGGATCCGAGTACACATATGGGACAGTGGCTAAATGCATCAACAAGGTAATGGTGCGCTCATCAATACCAAGGCGGAGCAATACTGCATATTCAAAATTCAGGATCGCGAGACTCTGAGATTGATCGTATGCACTAAAGTCTGCCCAGTAATAAGTGAGTACACCACCCGAGTTGACGACAACCACCGAATCATCTCCCACTACAGCAATGTGGATAGAGTTGATTCTTTCCCTCGCGGCAGCGAAAATAGCCCCTAAGGCCACATCAGTCCAACCGGTACAGAACAATGGCCATACACGCCACGTTGTTCCGTTCCGGTTGAGCCAGACTGGCACAGAGGCAAGATCCCACTGCGCATGAAGCCGCTCAGTAGCCAATCTCAGCATAGGGCCGAGATAGACTTGCACAAGTGGCTCCACATTCGCGATTATACGTGCCTTGAATTCCCCAGTAGGTCTAACCAGATGTTCATCACTCTTGATCTTAATCTTCGTCGCTCTATATACCTTGTCAGTCGTTAGAGGGCGATGTAGCTCTAGTTGACGCGCAAAAGCTTCCATCATTTTTCGTTTTGACGGTGGAAAATGTTCTAAGTAGGCTCCGACAAGAGCTGGATCACGCTGAATAACATCGAAGTCAGTTGGTACAAAGACTTCAGCAAATTGATCAGCTTGATCTGGCTCTAAAGCCTCCTGTCCTATTAGATTCGGATGCTCTGCCATTACGCGCTCCTCAACAGCGGCAACAAGTTGCGCACCATTGACTGAAGCAGCATAAAGCGGAACATTCGTAGGCCAGAAATAGCACGTATCTCCACCACGTAACGCAAAGTCCTCGCGGAGTATATTGTCGCAAGTCATTGTCAAGCGTGAACAACGAGGTTTACGCTCCAATATCACTGGGCGCCTTACCCGTGGTATCCAACAACTAGCAGCGGAAAACTCACTGCAAGAAACAGTGTCA